CCGTCAATGGGACTTGAACCCATACGAGATTGCTCCCACCAGCCCCTCAAGCTGGCGTGTCTGCCATTCCACCATAACGGCATTGGTGATGCGTCCGGGGCTTGAACCCGGAAACTCCACCTTGAAAGGGTGGCGACTCTACCAATTCGTCCAACGCACCAAGTTATTTGTCCCAAGGAATCAACTCGTACAGATCATACGGAGAATTTGCGGTGGCAACCTTTTCAAAACCACCAGCAACAATCTTCCAAAGCGTATGCTTTTTCTTCTCAGTGTTTTGACTGATTTGAAATTCCATACCACTCTCTGTTGTACAGTGAACCCCAAGTCCATTTTCAGTTACTGGAATCTTTCTAACAACTTTTTGTTTACTGGTTTGATTTTCTGTCAATGCTTTCCTTGGCACAGTAATTCTCCTTTGGTGATGCCAGTGGGGATCGAACCCACAACCTCCAGCTTGAGAGGCTGGTGACTTAGCCAGTTCGTCGATGGCACCAAATAATTTTTATGGCTGGGGTAGCTGGACTCGAACCAGCGAATGCGGGAGTCAAAGTCCCGTGCCTTACCACTTGGCTACACCCCAATATTTCTTTTTGCGTGTTGCATTCTGAATTAAAATGTGGTATAAATGTAATAACCAAATTGATTGGAGGCAATGTATTATGGCAGAAGAAAAAGCAAAACGCGCTCGTCGTACAGTCGAAGATCGTATCGCAGAAATCGACGCTAAGATCGCAGCTCTTGAGGCAAAGAAACAAGAACTGCTTCGTCCCGCCAAAATGAAAAAGATTATCGAAGAAGCTTCCGCCAGCATGACTCCAGAAGAAATGGCCGAAAAACTTGGCGTTAAGCTTTAACCCTTTCGCCCCGCCGCAAGGCGGGGTTTTATTTTTACCGTGCCTGTACTCCCGATTCTCCAAACAGGATCTCTCGATGACCAGGCCATACTATCCAGCCCTTTATGGCAGAAACAAACGAGCGTAGTTATTTTATTGATCGTACTTTTACTACCACACGGATGGTACGCCAGAGAGGAATCGAACCCCCAGCCTTAGGATTAGAAGTCCTATGCTCTATCCAGTTGAGCTACTGGCGCATATTGGTGCTGGCGGTGGGACTTGAACCCACACGGTATCGCTACCAACGGATTTTGAATCCGTCGCGTCTGCCATTCCACCACGCCAGCTTATTATACAGAGCGCCTTGTTTGGTTTAATCAGTTAAAAGTTGATTCCATAAATAAAGTTGCTGTATGCGCTCTTATTGGTGCGGGTAACAGGGGTCGAACCTGCACGGGAATAACCCACCAGATCCTAAATCTGGCGCGTCTGCCAATTCCGCCATACCCGCATATTAAAATGGAGTAGATAGCGGGATTTGAACCCGCACCCTCGGTTTGGAAGACCGATATGCTAACCGTTGAACACTATACCTACATATGGTGCTCCGTACAGGGATCGAACCTGTGGCCTCCTGCTTGTAAGGCAGGCGCTCTAACCAGCTGAGCTAACCGAGCATACTGACCGATTCAAGGCATCGGCCATGCCTCCAACTCTGCGCTGTTGGGGCGCGTCCAGCTTTACTCCAAAGCCGGCAAAAGTCATGCTGCCAAATACATGGTTTCAATTTCCTATTCGGTTTACAGTCTCCGCTCTGTTCGTAGGACGGGCATGGTTGCGGGGGCAGGACTCGAACCTGCGATTTTCAGCTCATGGGGCTGACGAGATAGCCGCTTCTCTACCCCGCAAAATATCTTTGGTAGTTCAGAAAACATTGTTCGCCAAGACACATTTCACATTATAAACCCAAATTATATGTAATAAGATTGCTGTAAGTGTCCTTCCACGAACTTCGTGTAAAAGCTCTCTACCTATGCTTTTATTCTGGCTGGAACGGACGGACTCGAACCGCCAACCCTCCGGTTAACAGCCGGATGCTCTACCAATTGAGCTACGAACCAATATCACACCGCGAGACGCATCATTCAAAAAATCTAAGCTTTCACTTATTGAAGATAAATCCAAATCATCTTTTGTATTTATTTAATTGAGTATATTGCTGTAAGCGTCTCAACTTCCAAGGCACATCTTATCTTCTTAAAAATGGCAAGAATACAAGGATTGTTGCTGTTAGTGCCTTAAATGGTCTGAGTGGTGGGACTCGAACCCACAGCCTCGTGACCCCAAATCACGCCGTCTACCAATTGGCGTACACCCAGATATATGGTGGAGCAGGCGGGAATCGAACCCGCGTCCGAAATTCCTACATGAGCAAAACATTCTTACGCAATAGCCGGCTTTTAAGCGTTTGCTTGTCGGCGGGTGCCACGATGTCGGCATATCTTACCCAGGGCGCACCGGATCGGTATCGCCTCCACCACCTTGTTTGTGTAAGGGGAACAAGGAAACCAAACGACCTCTTCTTTTATCCTCAAGCGCTTACCAGGCCAAGTGCGCTGTTTTGGATGCTCAAATTATTTCAAGCAGCAACCCGATTTGCCACGAAAGCGGCAAAAGCTGGGTGAATCATTACAACAGTATCGTCGTTTAATTTTGTTTTGATCCTTCAGGCGGTATCATTCCTGCGTGTTTTGCACTCTCAAAACCCCGTCGAACCCATTACTGCCCCATATTAAATTGTGGTCGAGACAGAAAGAATTGAACTTTCGACCTCACGATTATCAGTCGTGCGCTCTAACCACCTGAGCTATGTCTCGAAATTACTGTGCGTCCGAAGAACCTCGTCCATGGCCGATAGGTTTTTGACAGGGATAGCAGTCAAGTAATGAGCTGAACCGCACAAGCGTCAACATAACCAACACAGATTACTGGTGGAACTGATGGGAGTTGAACCCACGACCCCCTGCTTGCAAGGCAGGTGCTCTCCCAGCTGAGCTACAGCCCCATATTGCTCCGCCCCTTTCGAGGCGGAAGCAGATTAGATAAAAGATTAGCAACTAAAGCCGGGCAGCAACGCCAACGAATAGTCCGCAAGGTAATAGTGGGCCGAGCCATCCGTGTACACATAACAGAAAGTGTTGTAATTGGCGTAACTGGCGGAGCGGAGCCACTGACACACACGATCTCCATTTTCATCAAGTGCAAAGTATGGCACATCCTCCTGACGATAATACTCATACCAGTGTCCCTCTCCTGGAGCAGAGTAAATACAGCGGCCAAACAGTTCCTTTTCACTCTTCAGCCACAGCTTACAGATACTCTTGATAATATCCTTACTGCAACTGCCAGCGCTGGTCAGCTTGATAACGGGCTTGATAATAGCCTGTAGCTCATCAGAGCAAAGAGACAACAGCTCTCCGTCCATCCGCTTTCTTGCCTTGCACTGATCCCAGCCGCCGGCGTTTGTGGCCTCGTCATTCATAGACCACTCATCTTTGTAAGCCCTAACCATATCCCACGAAATCGGTGCCTTGCCGCTTCCGTCGGCCAGATCATCATGGTCAAATCCAATGATTTTCCATTCAGCATCATAGCCATTCTTCATATGGTCTTTCTTTGTGGCACCAAGCGCAAAGGTCTCACGAGCCTTTCCCGCAGCGCCAATTGCCTCAATCTCACTCCATGTAAGATGATTAAGATCCTTCAGCGGGTACACCATTGGAACTGGGACAATCGGCCTACTGTTCACCATAGGCACTCCACAATTGGCACAGTCAAAGTCGAGAACAATCACGCCATCCTTGCATGATACATCGATAGCCTTAAACATACCAATGTCTTTCTCTCTGATGCTGATCTTCATAGAACTGCTCTCCCTTAAAATAGATTAACTAACTCCTTGAAAAAATCAATAGCTCAATCATACCTATCACTGGGTCTTCACCCTACCTCCATTGTCTTCTTACAATTTTCTGCCACCAGGAAGATAAGTCTGAGCTTCGGGGAGCGACCCCTAACTTCTTACCCCAGTATCGCAACAGGATAAGCCATGCTACGTACATAAACCTGTGCGGGAATGCTTACCCGCAAATTTCACCGTTCTTTCAGAAATTTTCTTTTACAAAATCCATATTTGATATAGAAAAGATCATCTTCAAACCCGTCATACGGCTACTTTAACCGGCGACTTTCGTTATAGCAGAATTTCTTCTGCATCAAGACGGAGCGTATTGTTGGCCTACCTCTGTCATTATGGTTGCCACACCATAACCCCTTAGGCTTATTCTCCCACTGGGAGCGTCTATTGCTACGCCCGAAAGTTCCGTGCATTTTGCAGCGACAACTCTTGGCAACACACATTTTTGTTGGTGGTTTCCGCCTCCCTACGGTATATCACTATACCATAGCCGCCCAATCGAATAGGTATCCCTATTCAACCAAACGGAAATTACTGTGCGTCTCAGAGCGCTGACACGCTTTATTCACTGAGTTAATAATAAGCATGATTCAGATATTGATTTATCAAGGTTCATTCATTGTGGAGCTGGCGGACGGACTTGAACCCCCGACCTGCTGATTACAAATCAGCTGCTCTACCAACTGAGCTACGCCAGCAGATTGAGATTGATTAGCTATCTCCTGTTGACATGTATTACTATATCAGACAGAAACGCATTTGTCAATAGGAATTAGCAAAATTATTTTATTTTTTTTGGTGGCTGAGATTGGAGTCGAACCAATGTCTCCTGCTTATGAGGCAGGCAAGAATACCACCTTCTCTACTCAGCCATATAGTATCGGGGGATATAGCTCCCCCGATTTTATGGTTTCTCTCTAACAGCGCGGATCAGCTCATCACCAGGCCGAAAGACTACATTCTTAAAGTTATCTACAGTAATCTTCTCCTTTGTACCTGGATGAACAGATGGATGCCCCTTGAAAGTCTTTGGCTCAAAAGTACCAAATCCTCTAATAGACACCTTATCACCGTCTACAAGCCGCTCTGCGATCTCTGCAAAAATATCATCAATCGCATTTTTAATTGCATATTTCTTGTACGACTTTTTCTCCGCAAGCGCGTTAATCAAATCAGTTTTGTTAATGTTCAAGCTGCGATATCGCTCCTTTGAGGACGATATATACTGGTATCAAAATCGATATCGTAATAAGCCTTAATCCCTGTATATGTACAGACGCATACTAACTGTTGTTGCGATCCGTAGATCCTTTTCCCAACGCAATAGTCATCCATACCAAGAAAACTGCCAGCCATTACGGTCTTTACGCCCTGGACATTATCAATCTTGTTGTGATGAAGATGCCCAGACAAAATAGCATAAACTGGTCTCTGCGCCATGGTTTGTAGCGACTGCACCTTACTTGCAGAGCCATCATAATCGCCATGTACGCCGAGATAATCTTTTCCTCGAATATTTACCAGATACATCGTATCGTCAATTTTCTCATAATTATCAAAGGCAATGTTCTTGAAATTCTGCAACCTTGCCTTTAGATACCACTCTACCAAGTCATCAAGCCTCTCATGCGGAGACGCAAGATCTTTCTCTTCCAGCCTTGAGTGATTCCCAGCAACAGAAGAGAAATAGATATTTTTGAAGTGTGGGCTTAATTCAGATAAAAATTCGGAAATCAACTCTGAGACTCCCACAATTTGCTCAATTACATTCTCTCTGTTTGACACAGCAATAGACTTGTGAATATTACCGCTTATTAAATCGCCATTAGCCCACACATAGCAATTCTCAACGCCATGTAGGTCTGCAATGTCGATAATCTCTTTAAGATAGTCTTGCAGCATCATTCGACACACATCGGAATTGTAGTAGTTCCAATAGTTGTCTACATACGCCCCAAAGTGAAGATCATTTAAGCTAACAAGCAAGTCCTGCTCCGCAGGCTGAATTTGAGTTGGAGTATATGTAAGCGGTGGCAAAACGCCGTTTTCAATTGCTCGTTCAAGAATTTCCTGGTTCTCATCATGTCGTGCCATATTCCGCACTACCTTGTTGAGTGCTGTTCTTTGATCGAAAAATCTTTGGCGTTCTTTTTGGAACTCAAGCATCTTCTGATCCAGCTCTCCAAGATATGACTCTTCGCCGGAATCCCTTGCGTACTTCTCCTTAAAATACTTCATAACACGATAGCCACAGTAAGGAGTAACATTCGCTGCTTTTCTCAGGCTATCGTAATGGATATCAAGGCCAAGTAGATCAACAATATCTGACCACTCCAAATCAGGAGGGTTTTGCTCGATCTTTGTCTCAATTAGTCTTAGACCATATTCATATGAATCTTCATTCTCCAGCTGGTTATACTTTGGATTCAAACATCATCCCTCCCATCAGGTGGTAAAGGGACTTTTCTCTCTATGGTAAGAGTAATTCCGACCACACCATCCCACCTTTTCAATAAACTCATCAGGTCGTAGCACCGGGTTTCACTATCGGTAAACTCGGTGATAGTAAGATCCTTCATGTCTATTACAGCGTTTTCAAAACGCTCTCTTCGCTCAAAGTCAGCCATGTTTAACCTTGGCGCTCCAAACGCTTTCTGCGAATGGCTCTCTCTTTATCGATCCTTGCTACAATTTCCGCAGCGGCATAATTTGTACTTGCAATCGCCCTCATCATACCTTCGTGCTCTGTCGCATAGTAGTGGTGCCGCTTTGAATCCTGAACCATCGTCCGTGTTACCTTGTACTCTGGGTAAAGCTCCCGGAGCAACTTTGCCTCTTCCTTCGTTACTGGAATCATAAAGTATATCAATCCTTTTCATAAAAATGTCCCAGGCCGTGAGTGATCCCACGGCCATATGGACAGGAGACACCGAATAACTTAATAAATACGGTTTTCTTCCCTTAAAGGCATTTATCTCATTTGGCAAAGATAACAGCGTTGATGAACGGCTATAACAAGAACAAAATTCATTATTTTTGTACTATCCGTTAGCCGTAATAGGCGTTGAACAACGGGCTATTATAAAAGTCGATTTCAAAATAAAAACCGTCTTAATTCTTATGTGATTGGTAATATCTCGCGTTTCTCTCTGCTCTCTTTTTCTTCTCCCATATATCTTGACACGCTGCGCATCTCTTCTTGTTTTTTACTACACCGTCAACATCAAATTCTTTTCCGCAATCAATACAGCGGATAGTCTTTTTTGAAATCGGCTGGTAAACAGAACATTTACTGCAAAGTTTCTGATTCCAATTTTCAGGTACAAATCGCTCTCCGCATTTCCTGCACTGGATAGAACCAGTCGGCAAATTTTTCTGCAAGTTAGATAGAACGATGTCCCCAAAGCACATCCAAAAGATGTTCTTCCTTTTACTCTGTCTCATATGGAACAAATATTTTACAAGGATATCGCAGCACTCTACACGGTCAGTTTTGAGTTCGTTAAATCTTTCTAAAATAGAGTCCCTAATATATGAATAGTTCACGCTATCATCGTAAAAGTTGATTGAATAACGATATTGCTTCTCCACCTCGTTATAGAGGTCAATCACTTCCTGCTTGATAACCACATTCTTTTTTGGTTTGCTCAACATATTCTGATAATGAAACACACCGATGTTTTTAGCAGCAAAGGACATTCTCTTATTTGGTACAATCTTATCGAGTCTATTTACAACGCTCCCGTTTTTCTTTTGTACCTGATGTGCTGTCTTTCCTTTTGCATATATAAAGAAATGTGGTGCTTTCATGCCGGTTATCTGTGAAAGCTTTGCATTGATATGATCTGGCCTCGTTGGTTTATAGAGTGTCTTTGCGTAGTCAATGCAGAAATTATTCTCCATGCAGAGTATCTTGATCGCATCAATATCGACATCATCACTGTTCCAGATCTTCGTGATATCGTTACTGATCACTCCAATATTGCCACCAGTCCAGGCCGCTCTTAATCCGTGGAAAATCTCTTCCGGCGTTACAATGACCGCGCCGGCTTTTGCCATTTCATAGTACAGCGGGACAATATCTTTCATATTTCGCTCTGCGATGTCAATAATAAGCGGATCTGCGCACACAAGGCTCTTATCCCCATCACAATCGAACTGCAAAATCTTTGAAATAAGATCGTGGCAGCTCGTATAAATTGCGTTAGGAGTAAACCACTTTTTTGTTTCAGCATTCACCACATTATTTCTCACAGCATGTTCGCGGTATAAATGCGGGGAGCGCAAGCAATCGAGCTTCCCATACGCACGATACAAAAAGCTTGACACCTCACCATCCTTTAACAAACCGCATGGATCTTTATCGCCCAAAAAGAGCCATTGACAAAAGGCATATAAATCTGGAATCAAGAACATGTATTTGGCGGATAAGTCAAGCTTGGCCGACTTTCCCTCTTTTACAAGGTTCTTTTTTATTTGCCGCAGCATTTCTTTGGTATATGGATCTGAAAGCAGTTCAGGATAAATAGAAAGACATTCCTGAAAAGCATTTTTATTCTTATACTGTGATGACGCTCCAAATACTTCAAGCATGGTCTCCCGATCAGACGCAACCTTTTGAATTTTCTCTACGGATCGATTTGCAAGCCGCTCAATTTCATCCTCTGAAATATCAGTGAGCGTCTGTAGCATCTGATAATTCAGTTTAGCGTCTGGTAAAAAAGATTCCTCTTCATTGCACTTCCCAGCAGTACAACCATACTTTTGGTACATAGCAATGTACTCTTCCCAGCTGGAATAGTATTTGTACATCTTGAACTGGCTCTTGGTGAAAATAACTTGGATATCTTCCTTCAGCACGTCATGCTCTACACCATATATGTCCTTCACAATCCCATGCTGTACACTCGGATCTCGTTTGTCAGCTTCTCGGATAAATCGGTCAAAAGGAAATACTGCCAATAACCCCTTCACCCAAGGCAGACGAACCATTGTGTTTTTGGCGTTGCACGACGGAAGAACCATCCCGCAGCCATCAGTATGAGTGATTGGGATATCCATTACCTTTCTTTCCGTGGTATATGTCCTATGGTCAATAAAATCAACCGTACCACGAACCATCGTCTCCATGTCATCAACAACAATTGACTTAGTAATGTCAAACTCTTCCCACGGATCTGTTGCGCTGTTACAGAGCGCAAGATAGGCGAGGTATTTATTGATATTGATTCCGCCGCACTCGTTAATGGAATCGACTGTTAATCCACACATGAGCGTTTTCTGGTTTTCTTTCCACACTCGCTCCTTAATGAATACGGTCTTTTTTGTTCTGATCTGGCCAGCGGACGCGGTAAAGCAAACATACCTCTCTCCGTTATAGACATACCCATTCAGAATCAGATCTTCTATAACATCGAAATAATAAGTACGAATCACCATAAAGTCATCATACAGATTACCAGTCTTCATTCCCAGCGTCCGTGTCAACATGGACTCAAATACCGAAATCACATTTTTATCAACGACATACTCGCCGCGTAGCTCTCTGGTTGCCCTGTGTGTTTGCAGCAACTTGAGTAATTCGCCCTTCAAGAGCTTAATGCTGCTGTTGTGATTCTTGATTTCCTTATTGATTTGACGAATCCTATCTTTGTCACCTATATCAATAGGCTCGTCTTTTTTTACTCTATATAGCTGACGGTACTTAGCCTGTGCTTTTTCGAGAGATAGGCCATTATAATAATACTCCGACAAGATATCCTTTTCTGCTTTCAGCCTATTCTTCGATAGGCAATGGTCGTTAATCGAAGTTTCAAGCTGTTTCTCTTCGTCTGTATAAAAAGCGCTTGTATCAAAGCTATAAATATGAATTTGCTTATCGAGGCTTATACCTATCTCCCCCTGTTCATCAAACCTTAATTAAGTCTCCGCTCCAAAATAGCCATCCAGCAGAATCTTCCTTTAGTGCAAAAAGATTGCCGTACTTCCCAACGCCGTTATCCATAACGGCTGTAAACACATCGTCCTGATGGGATTCAACAAATTCCTTGTACAAGCCAGATAGCCGATCATAGTCAGGATGGTTCTTGATAGACGATATATTTATCCTGACCTTATCTCCGTCCTTTATAAGTTCGGTTGATTTCTTGACTTTTTGTAAGCCGACAAATACATCAACCATGTGTCCATCTATGCCACGGCTTTCAGCCTTTCTTTTCATCGCTCTTTTCTGCTCTCTGTTCATCACATCACCGCATTCTCGCTCTTTACTGCAAGATACTCACTGAGAAGAGAAAGAATTTCCTCAAGGAACTCTCTCCAATACGCCTCGATCTGGATAGATGACTTATTCGATTCATAGTAGGAGACAGCATTCCCACCCATGACATATGACATTGCCTGCCAGTCACACACCATTTCGAGATATGCACAAATTTTATTGTCCACGCTATACGAAGAAATAAAATCACCATCCTCATCTACCCAATATTGCCAGTGGTGGTCGTTTCGTCTGTAATGGGTTCTCCAAGCTCTATCAAATGCGGCTGGATCAACATCCTCACCATCAACAGGATAAAAATGCTGTCGATACGGGACAAATTCTTCCTCTGAAAATTTACTGTCATCATGGTTCTTGATGCGCCAGCTCATCTCGTCGAGAATAGCCGGCCTCTGGAGCAGCGAGATCCCGATTGTAGCATTTCGGATCTCATCCCATGCCTTTTGGATGTTCTTTTTGTGCTCAGAGATATAATCCATATATTCGCTTGTCTTTTGTAAAAGGTCTGTCTTACTCACCATTGATTTAATCACTTCCTAAACATTTCTCTTATCTTACGGACACAACAAAATAGCTTTGCTGAGGCCAAATTGATTTCGTCAATCGTTGTTGTGTGCCCAAACGAGATGCGCACCGTAGATCTTGCCTTATCATCCGTAAATCCACATGCAGTAAGTACATGGCTTGGAGATTTTGACCCAGAGGAACACGCCGACGCAGCCGATATACAAAGACCATCTGCATCGCACATCCTTAGAAGGAGTTCCGATTCAACGCCAGGAAAATATAGGCTTAAAATATTCCCAACCCTATTTTGATTTTCAAAATTCACTTGGAAATCGCATCCGTAGGTGCGCAAATGCTTTATAAACATTTTCGACATCAACTCGTACTGCGTTATCTCTTCTCTCATACAGCCCATCAATATGTGTGCGGCAGCTCCAAGCCCAACGATCCCCGCAACATTCTCTGTCCCAGGCCGAAACCCAAACTCCTGTCCTCCGCCATATGAAATAGGAGAAATAATATCTTTTACCCTCTTCGATATGTACAAAGCCCCTATCCCATCTGGAGCGCCAAATTTGTGGCCGCTTAACGATATCAGATCAATACCGACATCTGAAACATTGATTTCCATATGACCAATTGCCTGAACTGCGTCCGTATGGAAAATAGCACCATACTTTCTGCAAAGATCTGCAATCTCATTGATTGGCTGCTTAACGCCAGTTTCATTATTAACTGCCATAATACTGACCAGGCCAACATCAAACCTATTAAGGCGATCCTCAATCCAGCCAAGATCAACAACTCCATTTGAGCAAACCGGTGCTTTTTGAATGGGCAAATCTATATGCGGAATCTGATTCAAAATTGCGTGGTGCTCCATTTCACTGGTAAGGATCACTCTTTTCCCAGACTGGATAAGGAACGGAGCCATCCCAGACAGAGCCATGTTATCGGACTCCGTTCCTCCAGAAGTAAATATAATATCGTTTGCGTGTTCTGCTCCGATCAATTCAGAGATATAAGCTCTCGCTTGGTTGATTGCAGCTCTGGCTTGCTTACCAGCACTATGTAATGAGCTTGCATTCCCCGTATTACAGCTAAGCCACGGCAACATACATTCCATTGCTTCTTTTCTCACTGGTGTTGTTGCTGCATGATCAAAATAAATCATATATCCTACCTGCCCGCAAATTATGATTGCTGTTCCACTACAATAGATTGATATTCTTCTAAATTTTCATTCAAAATGCCAGCATAGTATTCCTCGTCTAAACTGTCATCCAACGGCGTAAACTCATCGCAAATTTCTGCGCCACAACAATTCTCGTACCAATAGCAGCTGACGCACATTTTTTTATTATTGCTCATCTTTTCTGCTCCTTTCCAGACCTACATGCGCATCATCTCCTATCATACTCAATCGTTTTTGCCTACCTCTTTCAAGACGCGCTTTAGAAGCTTCTATTTGTTCATCTGTCAATACTACTTTCTTTTTGGGTTTAATCTTCATCCATGAAGCTGGGATATGCACTATCAAACTTCCATCATCGTTTACATGCCTGATATCTACCTC